TAATACCAGCATATCACACGTTTAGGTAAAGTTTAATCTTATTCACTTTCCAAAATAATTGGGGCCGTATGGTTAGTACAGCTTTCCACCAACCTATCAGTTTTTAAGAGCCGATAGGTAGAGCTCCGTTTTGTTCACTTCTATTTAAATGTTCCACGAGTGATGCGGAATGAACTAAGCAGCGTATGCGTACTCAGATGCACCAATGAATTCCATCATAGAATCAAAGGTCATAGTTGACATTTCGTCAGTTATTGTTTTGTACAGATTTAAAGACATCTAGCACTTCTGTCTACGTGTGGTACTACCATTCTCATTGCAATCAAGTCCAAGGCATCCCCATATAATATGTAAATATACGAAAAATAATCCAATCCACCAAATTAGTTTGGGGTTGCGAATTGTAAAAGGTTGGGAAGATACAAATATAGTAATGGTATCTTTTTCAAATGCAATTTTATAGAATTAAAATTAGATTGTTTTATTTGTTCAGCATTTCCAATCAATCTCCACTTTACTTTAACAATTGTGTAAAACTTCAATTCAATACTACCTACAGATTTACTTTCAATTTCATAAATATATGAATTTGTATCATTGGATTTTTGTGCAAAATATCTGTAAATATAAGCATTTTTATAATCATTATCCGTTGGCGTTGGGATATATGCTGCTATTTTTTCGGTAGAAAAATTATTGTTTAAAAATGAGCCATTTAGTTTATTGTATCTATTTACATCCATATTTAATTATTATTGATATTGTCTAAAATCGCCAGATACTGTAGTAGTCCATAATGAATCACTAATTTCTTGCTCATATTGTGTTATTTGAAAAAATCCAAAATTTGAATATCTTTTAGGGATACCATCCACATGAAATATATTGCCCCTCTCCAATCCACTAATACCATATGTTTTGAATGAATATTTTATAGGTAATAAAGGAGAAACTCTTTTGTTTGATGATTCTGTACCTTTTTTGTATGTGTAAAATGTTTTATTTCTAATAACATCAAATAAGTTAATATCATCAAATGTATAGATATTAAAACTTAAATTAAGTTCAGCTCTGTTTGTTGGGAAGCTGAAGTTATCGGATATAAAATCTGTCTTTGGAAGTATAGTTAATTTTTCTAAATTTTCAGAATAATAATCAGGTTCCTCTGGTGCTGCTGTATTTGTTGTTGGTTGGGTTGTTGACTCGGTTGTTCCTGCCTCTGTGGATGTTGTTACAGCCGTAGGTGTGGGTGCTGCAGTAATTTCCGCAGTTGGTAGAGTATTATTTGTACTTACTTGCAAAAATGCATCCTTAATACCACCAAAAAAAGACACATTACTATCAGAGTTTGCATCTATTATCGGTTGATTTGCATTAACTGCTATTGAGTTACGTCTAGCTATTATTTGATTTGCCATATCAGCGGGGATTGACATATCTAAACTTGCTTCTAAGAATTTAGAACGCATTCCACTATGTTGAAATTTTCTAATTCCAGTATCCGAAGTAAGTTGACCAGACCAGTTTTCATCAATTATTTTAAAAGTTAGTTTACCGTCTGTTTTTGATTTTGCTTCTATAATTTGAAAATTCCAAAATGAATTAACGGCATCGGACATTCCATTTAATAAATCTTCTAATATTTCTCTTATATTTTTATTTGATTGACTTATTGTATTTTTAAAAAAATCAAAATTTACATAAAGGTCATTTAAATAACCCCAATAATTTGCTTCTTCTCTGTATGGTAGTGTATCATCTGTTTCTTCAATAGATTTTGGTTGGCCAAATCTAATAAATTTTTCAGAACCAATTGCTTCTCTCGTTTGAGTATCTATATTATAAGTTCCTTCATTATCCCAAGTTTTTTCATATAAATCACGCTGGTCCACAAATTGTGCATTATCAAAATATTTAGAAAAATCAGGAATAAAGCCAGGTATTACCATTTTATCTTTTTTTGTTGAAAAGATATTAGGGAATGCTGGTAATATTGTATCCGATGTATCTATTTTAATGGATACATCAGAACCAGCTGATGTGTAAATTAATCCACCATTTGAATTTAAAATATCCATAGCTAATGAAAATTTTATATATGCTTCGGATTGAATGAAGCTTGTTTTAGGTATGGGCCCATTCTCAGCTTCAATATCTTCTTCAAAATCTAAATTAAAGAATTTTTTCCAAGTAAGTGTACTTGAAGTTGTAATTTTATTTTTTACTACATCATCAAAGTTTATAAAATATCCAGATTTACAACTTGACATCAATTCCTTAACTTCTTCGGTTTGTCTTTGTGATGGTAATTTATTAAACATATTTTTAAATCGTCTTTTCATTAACGTATCTTCATCAGTTCCAATTGCACGTTCACCATACACCTCCGTCAATGGATATAAATTAACTCCATTATTTGAATCAACCGCTCCATCTTTTTTATTAATAACAAATGATTGATTATGAGATTGAAGGTAAGTTGGTAATGATGGTACTCCTTGCATTTTAATTTCAATATTAAAAATATCACTTTCACTTTTTACGCTACCTCCTGTTATGAATCCAAAATAACAATCATACTCTCCCTTACATTGCTTTCTTATATTTTTTAACGTATCATTATTCAATCCCCTACCTTTTGCAGCTGCTAAAATTTCATTAGAAGTTATATATCCTTTTGTATTATTTGCATTAGGTTTAATTAGTCCTAATTGCCCATCCGTTGAATTCCAGCCCCATTCAATAAACAAACTAAATCCGGGTTCCATAAAATACTTTTGTATCAATTCTAATTGTTCTAATGAAAAACAACTTATATTCATATTAGCTTCTCTGGATATTTGGTCAGTTCCCTCTGCAATATGCAACATTGTAATTATTGGATTGGGTCTACCAGCCCTACCTACACTTGGATTTATAATTTTACCGTTCCAATTAGTACCAACAGTTCCAGATGATGTATTAGTACCATATATTGATGCTCCATTCGCAACACTTCCAAGAACACCATCTGTACGTGATGTAAATATATTTCTATTTGGGTTACTTTCCAAAATAAGACCATCATCCGCTCCAGAAATTGCTCTTATAAAAATACTTTTTTTTGCAATATTAATTGGATTTCTTGAAAGTATAGTGTTATATATTACTGAATCAATTTCTTCAAACTGCGGAAACATATATTTTTTAGTTTATAAAATTATTAATTATATTGATATAATTTGCAGGTATTCTTAACACCGTACCATCTGCTAATGCAAATTTACCATTATGTAATTTATTTGCAGCTGCTATAATCCACCAAAGAGTAGAATCTCCATAATATTCATATGCCAATGAATCCAATCTATCACCCGTTTCAGTTGCTACATACACATCATTATCAGATAAAGGAATTTTAGTATATATTCTAGATTGATATACAACCTTACCTTCTTTATTTTTTTTGGTTGAATTATTTTGATATCTACTTGTCATTTTTTATTGTTTAGGAGTTGATTGTACCACAACTTCAGGTAAATCAGAAACCGCTGTGAATGGTTGTGGTGTATAATATCTTCTACCAATTGTAGTACCAACCGATTCTATTAATTTTAGTGAAATAGCCACATCTATTATTTGAGGTAGAATATATTTAGATAAATTAGTTGTTGATGATTTTTCAGCTTTATCTTTTTCTGGTTGGGCTTTACCTTTACCGCCTATGTGAACATTTTCAACATTTACCTTAGATGCAGCGGGGTTACGTTCCCATTTCATCGTCTCTTTGTTAAATTCCAATGGACTAATTCCAGTTTCCCAAGTGTAACTATCATCAACAGTATAACTTAAACTATCTATTATTGCATATTTATTTACAAACATACTACCCAATGTAAATTCAATAAAAGGTGGAGTTACATGAGTGTAATTATCCATTTTATCGTTTTCAAAATCCGTTGGAGAATATACATTACTATATTCTTGTGGATAACATAATGAAGTTAAAAAATTTAATTTTTCCCAAGCTGTTACATGTTCTGCTCTATTTAAAGAAAATACTTTAAAATTAAATGTAACCATTCTTTCAACTTGATTGTATGTGTATAATGGGAATGGGTTACCAATAAATTTAGCAGTATCCCAAGTTGGCGTCATCGTTTCAGTTAATCCAGTAATAGTTGCTCTAAACCTAACAGTTTGAGCTGGTGTTAATAGTGGTGATTTAAATTTTAAAGTAACAAAATCAGCCTCATCTGCTTTACTAGCCGCATCCTTTTCACTTAAGGCTGGTAATAACTGATTTATATAATCCGACCCATTCTTTATTCCATATTTTCTTTGTAATGAATAATCAGAATTATCTGCTATTTTTGAAAAAGTATCAGTACCATCACCTTTCTCTCCATAATAAGAATACATTTTTGCTATCTCAGCTTCACTTTTTTCTCCAGCTAATAATGCAAGTCTTTGATTATTTCCAAAAACTCTTTTATTTCGGTCTTTTCCTTTTTTGTCTTTGTATTTTTTTGCATTTTCGGGATTAAGACTTAATGCATTAAAAGGTAATTTGGCCTCATCTAATTCTATTTGCTCTTCGGTAGATGGATTATTATATAAATTTAATAATGATGATAAATCATGTCTATCTTTTATTTCCGGCGAATCTTTTTTAAGTAACAGTGAAGAGTACGTGCTATCAGGAGTATATGAAAATGGTCCTGTTTTTATATTAGCGGTGTTAGATAATATAAATCTAGTATTTGCCTCTCTAAATTGAAGTGCGTTATTTCTTAAAAATAATTTTGTAGTTATATTCTTACCTTCGGTTATTAATTCTCCTATGGTTTGATTAGTTAATAACGATGTTCTTAAATTTTTTATAGTACCATTAATAATATTTCCTATAAATGGAACTCCCTCACTTTTTTTCTTTAATCCATAAATAAAATTCATAGATTCACCTTTATCAAAAGCGTTTTGTAAATTCTGGCCTTTATACGTTTCCTTTACCAATAACGATGGATAAATCGGATATGGATATAATCCCACACTATTAACTGCACCTGCCACAGAAACTCTCACATCAGCAACTATACCAGCAATACCACCATCTCCGGTATTTCTATTTGCAATCATCAAATCTTTTGCGTAAGTACTTTTTGTTGCAAGTCTTATAATGTTAGTACCATATAAAAATGGAGAAGATAATAATCTTAATGGTCTTAAACCTGTTAGAGTTTCTTCAATAAAAGTTTCTGAATTTGTTTCCGAGTTTCTTAATCTAAATTTATTAAAAGTAGAAATTACATTATTATTTATTAAAACACTATTTGTTCTAATTGGCCTTTCTTTACTATTCTTAGGCGCATATGTAACTTCAGCGGTTTGTCCGCTTGATATAGTTTTTGTTTTAAATAAATCTTTTAAAGATGCCATTTATATTATATTTTTATAATCCTAATGTATTTCTTGTATTTTTAGATTGAACTGACATTAAACCTGAATTTAATTTCTTACCGTCTATACTTGCGTACGCTTGGATACCTCCTGTTTTCAAATCGTTTCTCATTGCTCGTATTTCATTAATAAGAGCAAAGTTTGTTTGTTGTGATGTTTTTTGGTTTGATAAAGAACTTGCATTTTCAGAACCACCTCCGAATAAATTTGTTCCAGCTACAACTCCATTTTTATTTCCAACAAATGTATCTTCAGAATTTAATCTTACAGTTCCTTTTGGAGTACTTACAACATTTCCTTCTTTATCAATTTCACCATCATCTATACTAATACCATTTAAAAAAGAACTACCAGCAATAACCAAAGCAGCTCCACCAAATACATTACCACTTAATGCCATCATAGCTCCACCTGCTATTAACGCAACCGTAGCTATTCCTTTTAATACTTTGAAAAAACCTCTACCAAATTCAGTTGCTCCAAATAAAGATTTAGATACTCCACTTAACACATTTCCTATTTTTCCAAATGTAGTTGCAATTCCATTAATAAGCATCGCAAATGGTTCTAAAGCCATTACCATAGCTTGTATAAGTGGAAGTACTGCAGTTCCAATTACCATACCAATTCCTTTGAATGAATTTATAATTTTTGTTAATTGTCCTTGCATTTCTTGCTCTGTCTTTAATTTACTTATTGCTAATTGTAAATCTTCTTTACTTGCATTAGTAATATCTAATCCATTTTCTATTGCTTGAAGTGCTAATGCCTTTTCATCATCACCCAAATGCGCTAATTTTTCTCGTTGGTGAATTAATTTTTGGATAACCGCAGGTGTACTAGCTACTGTTTTTGCTAATTCTTTTTGTGTCCAAAGGTCTTTATCGGCAAATCTACGACCTCTTTCCATTTGGTCTAACACCTCATCCAATGCACCCGAATAATCCTTTGTTGCTGCTAATGCTCTTGCTTGAGTTAAATTAAATTGCCCTTGTGCAAATGCATTAGCTTTTAACTCCTGCTCTATACTACCTTCAAAATCTAAAAGTTGTTCACTAACTCCCATTACTTCTTTTAAAGTAGTACCAAGTCTTCTAGCCTCAATTGCAGTTTTGGCCATATTATCAAATCCAGTTCCAAAATATTCAGCACTATCTTTGGCTGCCTCTGCTATATCTTTAAATACTTTAGATGGTGCTACTTTTGCCAATTTTGCAACGTTTGTTACCTGTATTGCATAATTGGTTGCAGTTTGTTCACTCAATCCAGTCATTGCTTGTAATTGAGCAACAAATTCAGTTGCATCTTCGTTAGCTATTCCAAAATTAGAATTTAATACCGTTAATGCTCTTACTGTATCTTTTGATATATTAGCTATATCACCAAATTCGTTTTTAAGTTCAGTAATTACATTATATACATCTTCAGCTTCTACTCCTAAATGAGCCATTTCTTGAGTAACTTCTGCAGCTTTATCTTTAATATCACCCATTTGAGAATTTAAAATTCCCGTTTCTTGTCTGAATTTCTTCGCTGCTGCAGATAATTCTGTGAATGCCTTTACACCCAATGCAAAGATTGCCGCGATACCAGCCCAAACAAGTACTACAAGACTTGATATTTTAAGAAATGTACTAACACCTTCAATTATAGATTTTAAACCATCTGGTATTACATCATACATTTTTTTCTGCTGTTCTTGTATTTCCCCAATTCTTTTTTCTTGTGCTAGAAATGCCTTTCGTTGCTCAAACATATCCATAAAGATTTTTTGAGTGTTTTCATCAAAATCTTTTATAGATTCTTTGAATTTTAATTCTTCTTTTGCAGCCTCACTCATTCCTTTAGTAGTATCTCTAATATCAAGAGTAGATTCTACTTGTGAAAGAAGAGCTTCTCTTTGCTGTTTTAAAAGTTCTTTTTCACTAAATAATTTTTGTAATTTATCAGCTGCAGCTGCTCTATCATCGTCTGTAAACTTCTTACCATCTTTTTTAACAAGAAGTATTTTTGTATTAATTTCTCTTATTCTTGCAGATACACTAGCTATAGCACTATAACCTGTGCTTTCATCATTTAATGCTGCTTTAAGTCTTGTTGATAGTTTTGAAAATGATTTTAATTCGTTTTCACTATCTTCTAATATTTCTTTTTTAAATTGAGCCTGCTTTTTTAAAGTCTCTGACCTCTTTTGATTTGTAGATAAAAGTTTTTCAGTTACTTTGAGTTCTTCCTTTAGTGTTTCTAAACTCTTTTTTTCAGCAGCCATTACTTTTTCAAGACGTTTAGCTTCTTTAGCTTTAGATACAGCTATCTTTTCATTTTGCGCATTAATTCGTTTTTCAGCTGCTTCAATCTGCTCTAATAGTTTTAGTCTTTGCTCTTCTTGTTGAGGTATAGTGGCCATTATTTAATTCAATTATTATGGTACTAATCCTACACTTTTAAGTGCTTCGTATTCTTTAGGATTTTCCTTTTTCATTTTTTCAAATTTGGGAATAGACTGTCTTGTTATAGAATCAATCTTATCTCTTAATTTTTGTAGCTCAGGATCATCATCAATCAATTGTTGAATTTGCTTAGGCGGGTCTTTTTTTGAAAACCAACCAAAAAACTCCGTTAAATTTGATTTTTTTATTTTATACTTCTTTGCCATATGCGGTTATTTGTAATAATACAACTATAAATATGATATAAACAAAAAAGTTAGGACTATCTATTAATCCTAACTTTTGATTGCTTATTTTGTTGTTCTATAGCTTCGTTTTCCTTTTTCTTAGCATTTACTAATTGTTGGTAGTAAAACATTCTAAGATAGGTTGGCATTCTATACAAATCCATTATTGTGAACCCATTACCATAGTTTACCATCTCAAAAATTTGAGTATGGAGTTGAATACTATGATTCGGAGCTAGGCCAAAAAAACCCTACGCCCATTACTATGGGCAGTACCTCCTCTTGTCCGTCTTCATGTGTATATGTGATTCTCATATCCATGTCCGGCTGAATTGTTTTAATGTAATCTCTAAATGCTCTACTATCTTTTGCTAAAAATCCATTTATAAATTTATTAATAGCTGCTACACTATTATCACCATCTACGGCTTTAATTATATGTCTAAATCTAGTAGTAATATCATGTGAAGTATCTTTATTAACCTTTTCTAATGCGGTAATATCTTTATCGATAGCCTTTTCATCACCATGAGTTAATAATTTAAATGTTAATTTATTTTTACTAGTTGGAGTAATAAATTCAAATTCATTTTTATTTTCAAATTTGGATATATCTACTTTTTTTGTTTCAATTTTTGATAAATCCACATCAATATTTATAACATCTCCTTTTAGAGAAGAATATGCAGATGCTTGATAAGTAGGCCCATATCCTAATAATCTTGTTGCTAATATAATAGCGTTTTTATCTCCAATAAGAATATCATCTATATTAACATTATCAACAATAACCGATTCAAATAACTTATCTAACACAATACCTTTTTTGATAAGGTTTTGTGAAGAAAGGATATCTTCCTCCTTTGCAGTCATGTGCTTAATTGTTATTTGACCAGATGATAATGGATGGTCTTTTGGATATAATTTACCTTCCGATGGTAAACTGATAACTTCCGTTGGAAAATCATATTGTTTTTCGTTCATAACTTTACTTGTTTTAAGTTTGTATATATAAATACATCTTTTTAAAAAAATTAGAAAGCATAAAAAAGGGGATATTGTAGTATCCCCTTTAATTTTATATGTTTTTGATTAGAATTCTAATACAGCGTAATCATATGCTATTTGCAATTCGATTTGTGCTGGGTCATTAGATGTCATATCTAATTCACCAAAGTTTACTTGCAATGGAAATGCTCCATATAAAGTCCAAGTTTCAACTACATCACCAACAGGTCCTAACATTTCAATTTTGATAGTCTTTTTATAGAATTCAGAATATCCCTTTCTACCAGTGATTGATTCATGTCCTAAACGAACCCACTCCATAACTTGCTGTGCACCTGATGGTACAATTGGGTCATAAAGTGTAAGTGTGATATCTTGCCACTCACCTTTACCTTGTAACTTTCTTTTCACGTTAATGTGGTCTAAAGTTACAACTTCAAAGTTGATTTGAGGTCTATTACCTGCCTTTACCAAATATGCATCAATCCCATCTATACTCATTTTAAAACGAGCTTTGGTTTTCGGTTCCCAGGTTTTGTAGAACATATCGTTGTATTCTAATACTGTTGCCATTTTCTTTTCCTTTTATTTGTATTAATAAATATTAATTTTGTTTATTTTCATATTATGCTGAGAAAGATGCTCCTGTTGGTAAGATGTTGAAATCAATTACTATGAATTCCGCTGTCTTAGCCGGTTGTAAGAACACTTGTCCTGCTAATATGTTTCTATCGATTACATCAGGTGTATTGTTTGTTTCATCCATTACTACTTTGAATGCGTACAAACCTTGTCTTTGTTGTATGCTCTCTAAGTAAGGATTAACAGTGTTCAAGAATCTTTGTCTTGTCTCAGTAGTATTTTGTTCAAATACTAAGAAACGAGATGTAGATGCTATAAACTTCTTCATTGTGATAAGTAATCTTCTTACGTTGATTCTATCTAATGCTGATGCTCTATCTTGCAATGTTTTTTGTCCGAATGCTACAATACCTTGTCCAGGGAATGCTGCGATTGGATTTACTTTGTTCTCATATAGAGTATCTCTTTCAGCATGTGTTAATCTATCTAATACTGAAACTGCTCCAGTAATACCACCTCTATTCAAACCAGCAGGTGCGAACCATTCAGCTGCTAATCTATCGTTTGCAGCGAATACAGCCGGCATCAATACTGATGGTGGTACAGTTATTAATTTATTTGTGTTAGTATCAATTGTTTTAACCCAAGGATAGTAAGTTGCTGCGTAGTTTGTATCAACCGCGTTAGCTGCTTCAGTTACACCTGTTATAGTTGCGTTATAATCAACAAAATCAGCTATATAAAAACAATCTTGTCTATCTTCACAAATATCAATACCTTTAGTAACAATAGATGGATGTAAACTTCTTACAATACCAGGAGTTACTAACATATTAATATCATACTCATCAGGATTTGAAATTGCGTTTAATGCTTTATTGTAAGCTACCGAACCAGATGTTGCTGATGTTGAACAATTGAATCCCTGAGTGTTACCCGGACCCCAATCTGCATCTCCAGGTTTTGCTACAGTTAATGTTGGGTTTAAACCATCAAATCCATATTGGAAACCTAATACAAATTGTCTCTTAACCATATCAGTTGCTGATGAACCTGTAATTTGATATGTTAATCCTATACCACTTATATTACCATCAAATCCAAAATCAAGATTTGAACCAGTTTGTGCTCCAACAGGAATTGGTTTTAAGAACTGAGCGTTATCACCAGATATACCTTCACTTTCAAAATCCATACCAGCATAATATACTGGAGATGATGAAGTGTTACCTGCTGAGTTTGTTTGATAAACTACAGATGGTAATCTTAATGCTTGTGCATTATTAGTTGCTTCAATTGGGTTTGTATAAGCCCCATGTCCAAATGGTGCTGCTGATATTGGGTATGAACCAGGTCCAGCCAAATCAGTAGTATTTTGAACTTCAACTCTTATATATTTTGATTGATTTGAATAATTACCAAATTCAGTAATTTTTCCAGTATCACCAATTGTAAAATATCTATCACCTATTCTTCTAGCAATATAATTTGCTGAATTAGGGTCTAAGTTTACATTTTGGAATGATTCCAAAACAGTCTTTCTTTTATCCGTATCACTATATGAACGAATTGTTACAGTAAATGTAGAATAATCAGTAGAAGCATCTTCACCAGCTGCTTTTACATTTGAAATACCAACTTTAAATTTAGTATTGTATCCTGTACCATGTCCTTTGGTTACGAACTTAAATAGATTATATCTTGTACCATCTACTAATTGAGATTTAACCACTGGAGTTTCAGCTGCTGATGCATCAAATGCAAAGTCCTGAGTTGGTAATGTTTCAACGCTCATTATAGTACCGTTAGATGGATTACTAAATGATGATGATGCAAAATACTCAAAGTATGTATATGCATATGCGGTTTTACTACCAAAAGTAGATTCACCAAATACATCAGAAATATCGTTTGTATTTTTTGGTAATATAGATGATGATATCCAACCAAATGAAGATGATAATAAGAATGAACCAGAGTTAGCTGCTGTATTATTACTAGCAATAACTGCAGATGGGAAACCTACTTTCTCATCACCAGTTTTAGTTGAATGTAATGTTGCAACTAATCTAGCTGCACCAGCTCCGTTGGATGCAAATATACCCAATGGTTCAATTTGTTGATATCCACCGATTCCACCAACCCTTACGATTGTTGCTGTACCAGCTTCTCTTAAATAGTTTTGTACTGCATATTCAGTATAATAAGTTCCATCAGGTTTTCCGAACATTTCTTCAAACTCTGATTGACTTCTCACAATTGTTGGTACAAAAACAGGCCCTTCTTTGAAAGGTCCTATAAATGCTGCTCCAATTTCACCTACTCCTTGCGCTAAGAAGGATAGGTCATTTTCTCTTGTGAATACGCCGGGTGATACGATTCTTTCTGCCATTTTATTTCTCCGATTTGTGTTTTGAATGTATATTTGTAAATAGTTACATTAATACTCATATAAATATAAAGAAAATGTTCAAAACACAAATTTGTTTATAAATCTGCATTTTGAACATTGTATATAAAATCGCTTGTACTACTATACCGGTTGAGGGTCTGCTCCGTATAAATTACTACCAGATGTAGGGGACCAAGGTAAATCAGCATCACTAACAGTTATTCTATGATACTTTTTAGCTTCTATTTCTTTTGTGATTTGTCCATTGATGTGGTCCCAATATGAAGTAGGAGCTGAACCACTTACTACATTTTTAACCCAGCCCAATACTAAATTTTCGGTTAAATCTCTATAATCTACAAACCCATCACCATTAAGGTCTTGTGGTGCAAATGGAGTTGCTCCAACAAAAGTACCCACATTACCATCAGTATCGGTTGCAATTACTTTCCAGTTAGTACCAACTACAACATCACTTAGAGTATCAGTATTTTGTTTTCTAAGTCCTACTAAAGACCATTCGTATGTATATCCCATAATTAAATTATTTAATTCTTTTTAATAAATATATAACTTTTTATTTTTCTTCTATCAATTTTCTTAATTCGGTAACTTCAGCTTTTGTTTTATTTAAGTCATCACTAAGTTCTTTGATAGCTTCTACTAATAGAGGTACTATCTTTTCGTAATCAACAGTCAAATAGTTTTCACCAGTTTTAGAACCTTTAATCTCTTTAGTTTCGTTATCTATATCCATATCAAACGGAGCTAGAGTTACAACTTGTGGTAATACTGCTTGAACTTGCTGAGCTGATAAACCTACTTGAACCTTTTCATCTTTATATCCAAATGAACGTGCTAAATCATTTTCAATATAGTAGAATCCATTAAGTTGATTCACTTTATCTAATGGATTTTCAATTGGTCCTAAATTAGTTTTCAATCTTTCATCCGAATAGTAAGCGATAATATTGTTTTGAGAGAAAATCCAGCTATATGAATAAACGTTATCATGTATAACATAGTTCATACGAGATGTACCATTCGGGTCAGAATAATATCCAGTATTATCTCTATCGTAAATAAAGTTTGTTCTTATTTCATAAAGATAAGTTCTATTACCAGTATAGTGGTTGATATAAGTTTCATATCCAGCTCTACAATCTAAGTGTAAGTTACCATTGGTTGTCATTACGTGTGCCCAACCATCAAGATAACCATTAGTACCAACACGTAGATATGCTCCCCAACTCCAGTTAGGTCCATGAAGTGTACCACCTCTAATTCTTAAACCTTGGTTGTCTACACCATTAGGGTCTAAATAATATCCACTATCATTTGCATCATAGAATATAGTACCATATACAGCAGCTGGAACATATAAGGTGGAGTCTACATATAATCCTCCATTTACTCTTGCTCTATATCCACCAACGGTAGATGAACCACCGATACCTAAACATCCATTTCCTCTGCTCCAATACCATACCCAGCCACTTCCGTTTTGTTGATATAAACCACCATTACCACTTTCGTGCATATAGTTATTCCAATATCCAGATGGGTCTATAACATTTAATCCTGCCCATCCATTTCTAGAAAAACCAAAGGACTCCCAGGTTCCATATGCTGATGCAAATGAAGTTCTCCAATGTGAACCATAATCTTGTGTATAGAAGCCACTACCACCTTGTGCTCTAAACCAGTTATCGGCCATCACATAATGAAGTTGTGATACATTATTAGGGTCTATATAGTATCCCGTATTATTTTGGTCATAATGTATTGTAGAGTACGATTGGTTAAGTGATTGGAGATAATCATGTGCAATAAGCCAACCATCGGTTCTTAAATTACAGTTTCCACCAGTTGAACTAAAACGGAATTCCGATGTACCACCACTTAAATCAATACCAGGCTGACTATCCCAATGAGTTTGTCCTCTTAATTGCCACCAGCCAGCGCCACTATAAAATCTAAAACCATTAACAGGTGTATTTGGGTCTATATATCCAGCCGTATCGTTTTGGTCATAAAATATTGGAGCTCTCATAGAACCATATGCAAACACATTTGAACCACCATCTATATAAGCTCTTTGCCCATTTCCAGTTACAAATTCAATGTAACTTTCAGAACCTAAACTTAAATAATTACTAGAATATACACCAGGCCTTCCCCATGCTGCCCCCAATCTTACATCACTAGTACCATTACCTTCCGGATTCTGAACTCTAAATCCAGAATCATTAGTATAATAACTAACTCTATTACTAGAACCACCTCTCATTACAAACCCACCACCATCAGGATCCACATAATATGAAGTATTATTAGAATCATAAAATATTGGTGCTCTCAATGAATTAATACCTTGTGCATATCCACTTCCTACAAATAGGGAATAATTACCAGTATCCGTACTACCATCTGTGTAAAAATCCAATCCACATCCACCAGTTCTAAATCTTGCGTTGTAGCCATCATCTATTGGTGAAATCCAAACAAAATCAGTATTGTTATTATTTTGAATTTGTAATGCCGCTGTCCAAGATGCTGGATAAGCCCCAAAGTTAATTTCTCCCTGTCCTTCGGATAATATTGTCAATGCTCTAGTTCCAGACGAACTACCACTACTTCTAATTTTAAGATATCTTAAATATGAATAATCAGTTGGGTCTAAACGGAATCCCGTATCATTTCTATCATAAAATATTGGTGACCTCATGTCTCCAGCTGCATCAATTGTACTAGCTGACCAAATGTATCCAGTGTAGTTAGATAACATCCATTGTGCCCATGCAGATGATGCTCCTACAAAGTTAGATGTTTGTACACCAGCTCCACTTGCGTTTGCTGCTGACATACCCACCAATTCAGCTCCTACCGTTGTATATGCTCCGAATGCATGGTGACCGGATGGGTTGTTTTTCCAATACAATCCCCAGTTTGCTGCGTTTTCTTGGAATATCCATGCATCAACTTCACTAACTGCGTGTTTCATTAGGATAGTACCACCTGGTGCGGTTGTTACCATACCACCACCCATATAAAATGATGTACCACTATTTGATGGGTCTACATAATATGCTGTGTTTGTTAATTCTCTAAATATAGGTGCATCTAAAGTACCTGTGTTTGAATCAGGTGTTATATACACATTCTGATTATCTAATCTTAATGTAGTAAAATTCGTAGCCCCTTCAGTACCAGTATTTAAATTAATTCTTTTAGATGAACCTCTATTTGAAATATTGATTGCTCCAGCTCCATCTAAATTCATAGATAACCCATCCTGTGAATATGCTGCATATGAACCAAATGTTTGTGTTCTTCCACCTAAACCAAACCAAACTCTTTGTGTTCCTTGGTCGTTATATAATCCCAATAATAGATATCCAGATGCTGATGTATTATGCCATCTCATAAATGGTGCACCAGATCCATTTGCTCTAAATATTCCGTTTGTTGTAAGTTCATTTAAAACAGATGCACCAAGTCCATCAATTCTATATGTAGTATCATCTGAATCATAAAATATTGGTGCTCTGAAATCAGATGATGCGAATGTTGTGCCACTTTCATTTACAGAGAATAATTCGTTTGTTGATTTAATTGCGTTATTACCAACTACGAATTTTTGTGCAGTTTCATTATCATTAGAATCTATACTTACTCTAACTTCACCAGCACCTGCCATAAATAATTTATTACCAGATGAATTACCTTGTAATAGTACAACATCGTAAGTATTATCTCTATATAAACCAGCACCAGTATCAGATAGATAAAATGCTCCACCATTACCACCAGAGTTTGCTGTTACCTGATTATGTATAACATTATCCGTTGTTCTAACGTTTTGATTCATATTATATGCAAATGCTTGGTCAACACTATTTAATATTTGTTGCCAAGATGCCCAAGCAGATGATGATGTGCCCAATCTACTCCATATTCTACCAGCAGCAGTGTATGCAATTTGTATTGGATATCCACCACTTAAATCGGTACTACCACCATAACTTCTCCAAAACATTTGTCCGTTATATGTACCACCATCACTTAATCCGTTTGTACTATTTGCTTTAAAATCAAAATAAACTCCAGCATTTTTACTTGAAGGGGTATCGTTTGTATTTCTAGTATCGTTTGAATCAACAGCTTCTGCTCTATCAGCAGTTCCTATTAAAGTTGCTGTCACATTTACAAAAGTTGGTGAATCGGTTGTTCTAAGATTTTGATTCATTAAATGAACTTCCGTAGCTCCCTGTCCAGTATCCACTGTTCCGCTAAGAACTACATTACCAGCTACATAAAGACCATCTTCAGCATACCATCTATCATTTGCTTCTTCCCAATAAAATGCTTTTGTTGCGGCATTACCTCTCTTAACTTCTATACCTGCATTTTCGGTTGGTGCAGTTGCTGCTCCAATATCTGCGTTAAGTGTAATAATATTATCACCTATGTTAAGAGTTGTTGTATTAATATATGTTGTAGTACCACTTACAGTAAGGTCACCACTAATTGTAGCGTTACCAGTTACTGCTAATGTAGTACCATCAAATCTTAAATTTGCTTCAACGGTTGCGTTTGGTGCAGTTCCGTTTAATGTGATTACACCATTATCAGTTGTACCAGTTAATGATAATAATCCAGAAGTTCCCGATGAACCAGATGTTCCAGATGTACCTGAAGTTCCTGATGTACCACTCGTACCAGAAGTACCAGATGTACCTCTTGTTCCGGATGTGCCAGATGTTCCAGAAGTTCCCGATGTGCCAGAAGTTCCGGATGTACCTCTAGTTCCAGATGTTCCCGATGTGCCAGAAGTTCCAGAAGTTCCTGATGTGCCAGATGTTCCATCACTACCATTAACCCCAGATGTACCAGATGTTCCGGATGTACCAGAAGTTCCTGAAGTTCCACTGCTTCCCGATGTGCCCGATGTTCCACTTGTACCAGAAGTTCCCGATGTTCCAGAAGTTCCACGTGTACCGGATGTACCTGATGTTCCAGAAGTTCCAGATGTTCCTGATATCCCAGATGTTCCCGATGTTCCAGAAGTACCAGAAGTTCCCGATGTACCTGATGTGCCAGATGTTCCCGAACTTCCACTAATTCCAGATGTGCCACTTGTACCAGATGTTCCACTTGTGCCAGATGTACCGCTACTACCATTTATTCCAGATGTGCCAGATGTACCGCTACTACCATTTATTCCCGATGTACCTGACGTTCCAGATGTACCTCTTGTTCCTGATGTTCCTGATGTACCAGATGTTCCACTACTACCTATACCAGATGTACCGCTTGTGCCAGATGTTCCACTTGTTCCTGAAGAACCAGCCGAACCACTTACACCAGATGTTCCAGATGTACCACGTGTTCCAGAAGTTCCAGATGTACCAGACGTTCCAGATGTTCCCGATGTTCCAGCTGTACCACTTACACCACCAGCTCCACTAATTCCAGAAGTTCCTGATGTTCCAGAAGTTCCTGATGTTCCAGATGTTCCAGAAGTACCGGATGTTCCAGAAGTACCAGATATACCAGACGAACCAGAAGAACCACTACCACCACCAGCACCAGTTAATCCAGAAGTTCCAGATGTACCAGATGTTCCTGATGTGCCTGATGTACCAGCAGTTCCACTTATTCCAGAAGTTCCCGATGTACCATTTGTACCACTTAATCCAGATGTTCCAGATGTTCCTGTCAATCCAGATGTACCGCTTGTACCGGTTAATCCAGATGTACCAGATGTTCCACTACTTCCAGATGTTCCACTACTTCCAGATGTTCCACTACTTCCGCTTGTTCCGCTTGTACCAGATGTTCCTGAAGTTCCACTAACACCAGACGTACCGCTTGTACCAGATGTTCCTGATGTACCGCTTGTTCCCGATGTACCTCTAGTTCCCGATGTACCACTTGTACCACTTGTACCACTTGTACCACTTGTACCAGATGTACCAGATGTTCCTGAAGTTCCAGATGTACCCGATGTTCCGCTTGTACCAGAAGAACCACTTGTACCACTACTTCCAGAAGTTCCACTACTACCAGAAGTTCCAGATGTACCACTTGTACCAGACGTTCCCGATGTTCCAGACGTTCCTGATGTTCCAGATGTTCCCGATGTTCCAGATGAAGCTGCTGAAGTTTTAATACCAACCTTACCAGTTGTTATGTTATAAACTAAAACTTCTTCAGTTGTTATATCTTGCTTTAAAGAGCCCGTTCCAAAAAATAATGAACCAGTTATATTAACACTACCAGTAAATTCTTGCTTATCATTTTGTGCATCACCAAATTTAGATGAACCACTTGCGTAGATTATTGATGATGATATATATGTTACTTTTAATTCAGTTGCATTTATTGTACCTGCTACTGTTAAATCAGTATTTACTACTAAACCTTTATTTGGAGAAATAATTGCTGTTGCCGAACCTGATTTTAATCTATCTAAATCTCCTACTGAAGCTGCATTAATATTAAATAATCCACCACCATCACCATTAAATAATGATGCTGTTATTGAACCACTAATTTTTGTATTAGCTGTTATCTCAAGGGTTGTATTAGAAAATGTACCAACCTTATCAATCTGCAATCCAGACGCAGATGAAAAGTTAGCTATTCTACTTCCACTTACAAATAAAGAAACTAAACTTGCGCTTAGTTGATTTAAACCATTAGGATTATTACCTAAATTCTGCATTATCTAAAACTTTATGTTATTTCCAAAACCGAAACAATTACATCTGCTGAATTTGCTAAAGATGATGTCACCGATAGAAAATCCGTAGATTCTAAAACCAATTTTTGCTCACCACCAACTAAAACAGATGCACCGCCAGGAACAATTAAAGCGTTCTTAACTAGATGTACAGCTTTAGCTGTTGAAGTATCATGTATCATTACACTAACTGAAATGTTTTGTGTATTAACATTAGCTACACTAACTCCTATAACTGTTGTTGATGTTGCCGATGGTGCTTGATATACATTAACACCGGTTGTTCCTACTAAACTTGTTATACTATTTTTAAATGTATTTGCCATTTCTTTTTTATTTTTATCCTAATGCTATTGCAAATGCTATAGCTGAATCTAATACGTTTACCCCATCTACTAAATATCCGCCTTGTGTCAAATAAATAGACCCAGACATAATTTGTGAACCACTTACATATAATCTTTGATTTACATCAAGGTAATCAAACGATGCTTGTGACACATTGATTGTACCCTTAAATGAACCAGTAAAGGACCCAGTAAATGAACCACTTAAATTTGCGTACGCATTTGAAGCTTGTGAAATTGAGCCTGAAAATATGGGACTGTGTATTACCATCTATATTTATCTACGTTTGTTATGTGTATAAATATAAAAAATTTCCTTTTAAGGTTTCACAGGCCAATTAATAGAAAAAGGATTAGGTTGAGATGTAATATCTCTTAATTGTGTTCTATATGATGTCCACAATTCTTTTGTTTCATTCGGAATATCTGCTAATTGTGTCCAATCACATTCTGCCAATAATTCATTTCTAGTTTCTCTAACAACAAACCATTGATTTTCTATTCTATAATCAATTTCAGCTTGAGATGCATCGGTTTGAATCCAATTTTGATAATATATACCATCCGTTAAAACAGGAGTTCCTTCGGTAATATTTTTTGTGTAATCATTTGGCTTTGGATTTGGTGTAACCTCATACATACCCCATTCAGCCAAAACTTCATTTGTTAAATTAACAGGAAAACTTACATTAGGATGCGATTTTCTTAATGTAATTATATCATATGGATAATTAATTATATTGTCTATTATTCTTAAATACATATTATTTAAAGTTTGCAGGTATTGATGCGAAATTTGATAAACCTGTACAATTATTAAACGCATCTACACCAGATGGTGTTGGAGTTCTAGTCCACAATGTAGGAGCATTTCCTACTAATGCATTTGTTGTAGAACTCATATTATATACGTTATTAAATGTAGATACATTTAAATTATTTGTAAATTGTAATACATTTGTTAATGCTCTACAATTTCTAAATGTTGCAGAAAAGGATGTTACGTTTGGGCAATTATCAAATAATGTAGATGGTACATTAGTTAAAGATGTACAATTGAAAAAACAAGATGCAAACGTAGTTGCATTAGTAACTTCATCAAATAAACCATTTGGTACTGTTGTAATTGGCGTAGTTGAAAAAGCATCCGTAAATATTGTTGCGCTTGGGGAATAATCAAAAAGGTCAGCTGGTATTGATGTTATTCCAGTACCTCTCATAAAATATACAAAGCTTTGTACTTCATTTAGTCCAGTATATCCACCCACTAAATCCAATGCTGCACTTCCAGGTATTACTGTTAAATTATTACATCCATAAAAATTGACTGTTCTCAATCCAACGATTCCCCATTGAACTAATTCAGTAATTAAACTTCTAATTGATGCATTATTGTTTACCACAAAACCTGGCATAAATCCACTAATAGTTATTATATAAGTAGCTGCAGATGCGTATGTATGAATTCTATCCGGAGATGTAGTTGATGTTATTAATGGCGATGATGTGCCATCTCCCCAATCTATTGTTACAGATGGAGTTAAACCTAAATAATTAGCTAATGGTACAGTAAATTGAGTATTAGCAGACGATGTTGTTATCTTAAATACAAAGGGAAACACTGCTGTACTTTCTGTTGATTCTGTTAATCTTCTAAATATTCCCATAATTTTAACTTAAATTTTTAGCGCTTACAAATCCATAATAGGTTGTCCCTGCATCATAAGTATAGAATACTAAAACATCTACACCAGTATTTGTTAATAGTGGAAATTCAATTCCACCCGGCCATTGGATATTTGCTGGCCAGTTTAATGTATATGCTCCTGCATTTACAGTAAGTATTGTAAATCCAAATGCGTTTGATGCAGGAGGATTAGTGAATGTTATTGTTGCATTTGCATTAAATTGTCTTCTAAAGTTATTAGCCGTTGATAGGTCTAAATTAACACTACCACCAGTTCCTAAATTATTAAATGTTTCTCTAAATGTTGTTGAAGTTATATGTGTAGTTGCTGTTACTGCTCCTGTTACATTTACATCCCCAGTTTGAGTTGTATTTCCTACAATTGTTAAAGTAGAACCATTAAATGTAATATTAGCTTCTACGTTTGCTCCAACAGTTGCTACATCATATGTTAGTAAACCATTATCAGTATTTCCATTTACAGGGAATTGAGATGTACCCGATGTACCAGATGTCATACCAGGAGGAGTTGTGCCAGATGTTCCAGCTAATCCAGATGTACCACTACTACCAAATAAAGTTCCATCTTGTCCAGATGTTCCCGAAGTCATACCCGGAGGTGTTGTACCAGAAGTTCCACTATTCCCAGATGTACCACTACTACCAAATAAAGTTCCATCTTGTCCAGATGTTCCCGAAGTCATACCAGGAGGAGTTACACCCGATGTACCAGACGTACCAGCAATACCAGTACCAGATGTACCAGATGTACCACTACTACCAAACATTGTACCATTTACTCCAGAAGTTCCGGATGAACCCGTTGTACCAGATGTACCGCTTACTCCAGATGAACCACTTACACCGCTTGTACCAGACGTTCCAGATACACCACTCGTACCACTACTACCAAAGTATGTACCATCTAAACCAGACGAACCAGTTGTACCAGAAGAACCTGTTGTTCCAGATGAACCGCTTACACCAGATGTTCCGGAAGTTCCAGATGTTCCCGATGAACCAGACGTTCCACTACTACCAAAGAAAGTTCCATTAACCCCAGAGGTTCCCGAAGTACCAGACGAACCACCACTACCAGAAGTACCAGAAGAACCACCACTACCAGCTGTACCGGTTGAACCAGATGTTCCAGACGTTCCGGATGTACCAGAAGTACCACTACTTCCAAAGAATGTACCATCCAATCCAGATGTACCAGATGACCCAGATGAACCAGATGAACCAGCACTACCAGCAGAACCATCAGTACCAGAAGTTCCAGATGTTCCACTTTCTCCGCTCGTACCACTACTTCCAAAGAATGTACCATCTAAGCCAGATGTTCCAGAAGTTCCCGATGTACCACTTGAACCAGAAGTTCCCGATGTACCAGATGTTCCCGATGTACCACTACTACCAAATAAAGTTCCGTCTAAACCAGATGTTCCCGATGTACCAGCAGACCCATTAGTACCAGATACACCCGATGTACCAGCAGAACCAGAAGTTCCACTTTCTCCGCTTGTACCACTACTACCAAATAAAGTTCCATCTAAACCAGATGTACCACTTGTGCCAGATGAACCAGATGTACCACTTGTACCAGATGAACCAGATGTTCCCGATGTACCGGATGTTCCACTACTACCATTGAATGTTCCATCAACACCAGATGTTCCCGATGTACCACTACTACCAGATGTTCCAGACGAGCCAGATATACCAGAAGTTCCCGATGAACCAGAAGTTCCCGATGAACCAAAATATGTACCATCTAAACCAGACGTACCAGATGTTCCAGACGTTCCAGATGAACCAGCTGAACCATTAGAGCCAGATGTTCCAGAAGTTCCAGACGTTCCTGATAATCCAGAAGTTCCACTACTACCATTAAACGTACCATCTTTACCAGAAGTACCACTTGTACCACTTGTACCAGATGTACCAGACGTTCCAGATGTTCCAGACGTTCCCGATGTACCAGATGAACCAAAATATGTACCATCTAAACCAGATGTACCGCTTGTACCAGAAGTTCCAGAAGAACCCGCCGAACCAGACGAACCAGCAGAGCCCGATGAACCAGCTGAACCAGAAGTACCAGACGTTCCATTTGTTCCAGACGTACCGGATGAACCAGATGTTCCCGATGTACCAGCTGAACCATCAGTACCAGAACTTCCACTTGTGCCAGATGTTCCATCAGTTCCAGACGTTCCAGATGAACCATTAGTTCCCGATGTTCCAGACGAACCAGATGAACCAGATGAACCCGTAGTACCAGCTGAACCATCAGTACCAGAAGTTCCAGAAGAACCTGCCGAACCAGATGTTCCATCAGTTCCAGACGTTCCTGATGTACCACTACTACCAGATGTTCCAGACGAACCCGTAGTACCAGCTGAACCATCAGTACCAGATGTTCCAGACGAACCAGACGTTCCAGATGTACCATCCGTTCCACTTGTCCCACTACTTCCAGAAGTTCCCGATGAACCAGTTGTACCAGCAGAACCGGTAGAACCAGATGTTCCGGATGTACCAGAAGAACCAGAAGAACCATTTGTACCAGACGTTCCAGAAGAACCAGAAGTTCCAGATGAGCCAGTAGAACCACTCGTACCAGATGTTCCAGATGAACCAGCTGAACCAGATGTTCCAGATGAACCCGAAGTTCCATCTATACCAGACGTACCAGAAGAACCAGCTGAACCAGTTGAACCAGATGTTCCCGAAGTTCCACTACTACCAGATGTACCATCTTTTCCAGAAGTACCAGAAGTACCAGAAGTTCCCGATGTACCAGATTGACCATCAGAGCCAGATGTTCCGGATGAACCAGACGTTCCAGACGTTCCAGAAGTTCCAGATGAACCAGAAGTTCCAGACGAACCACCACTACCACCAGTACCAGTAGTACCACCAGAACCACTTGAACCAGAAGAACCTGCCGAGCCACCACTACCAGCCGAACCAGCCGAACCAGACGTTCCCGATGTTCCACTACTACCAGATGTTCCCGATGTTCCAGATGAACCAGATGAACCCGTAGAACCAGATGAACCAGATGACCCAGCCGAACCAGAAGTTCCTGATGAACCAGATGTACCAGATGAACCTGATGTACCAGATGAACCAGATGTTCCCGATGTTCCACTACTACCAGATGTTCCAGAAGTTCCTGATGAGCCCGATGTACCACTACTACCAGATGTTCCAGACGAACCAGTTGACCCAGATGTTCCAGATGTTCCAGACGAACCAGATGTACCAGAAGAACCAGAAGTTCCCGATGAACCAGAACTTCCAGATGTTCCAGACGAACCAGAAGTTCCACTACTACCAGATGTTCCAGAAGAACCGGATGTGCCAGATGAACCAGATGTACCAGATGAACCTGATGTGCCAGATGAACCAGATGTTCCTGATGTTCCACTACTACCAGATGTACCAGATGAACCAGACGTTCCAGATGTCCCATCAAAACCAGATGTTCCGCTACTTCCAGATGAGCCAGCTGAACCAGACGTTCCAGATGTTCCACTACTTCCTGATGAACCAGATGAACCAGTTGTACCACTACTACCACCTGTACCAGATGAACCCACTGCTGCTGCTATATTTCGTCTTTCTAATCTTTTTGTTACATTATTCCAAACTACAACTTCTTCCGATGAACCTGTTGGTAAATTATTTAATTGTACTGAACTATTTGCTACAACCGGTCCAGTTAAAAAACTACTACCAGTAACACCCAAGCTACCACTAATTGTAAGTGATGCGTTTATTGTTTGGTTTGTATTAATTTGTAAGAATGATGATGTATCAGATGATGGAGTATTTAATGCAAATAATGCATAAGATGCAGTTCTTGCAAAGGTTATACTATCCATTCCCAAAGGCCCATCAACATCAGATGATGCAACATACGATGCGGTTAATGATGTTACTCCACCACCTAGTATGGTTACCAATACACCATCTGACCCAGATGATATTACATCAACACCAGAACCAGTAAAATGAATTTTTCCTACTTGTGCTTTTACTAATGAACTTGTTTGATATATAAATAATTCAGTACCACTACCTACACCTGCGTTTAATGCGTATGATGCGGTTAATGCGTAAGAAGAACTTACTGCACTAAACACCGCCATTGATGATGTTTGTGAATTTCTTACAAAGTTTTGCAAGTCACCTAATGCTGCTAATGATGATGAATCAAATCCAACAAGACTATTAGCTGTACCAGCTACTTGTGCAAATGATGCTGATAATACCGTACCAATTACTCTACCACCTTCTATTGTACCACTAATTAGAGAACCACCACTACCAATTACAGCATGTCCACTTGTCAATCCACTAAATACAATTTGAATAGTATCATCATCTATTGATTTTATTGTACCTGGTAAAATTTGGTCTTCCGAACCAGTGGCGTAAACCTGTACCATTGGATATCTAATCCCTAAATTATGTACAATAGTTAAACTACTTACATTATTAAACGATACAGTTTCAGTTAATGAAGTTTCAGGTTGAGGAATATAATGCCCTCTATTTTCATCAAATCTTAAAATATCATATTCAGCAGATGCAGTTGGTCCATTTCCTTGATATGTGTATGTACCCAATAAACCACCACTTACTATTGGAGAATATATTTGAGTACTACCAGTTATAGTTGTTGCTCTTAAATTATCACCAACATATAAATTACCCCAAATACTAGCCGATGTATTTACTACAAATCCTTTATCAGGAGAAATCGATGCCGTAAATGAGCCCGATTTCATTATAGATGTTTCAAATGATAAATTAGCAATAGTAATATTATATAATCCACTACCATCACCAACAAATGCAGAACCACTACCATTTAATACTATATTTCCACCTGTTACAAATAATCCACCACTAACAGATAATGATGATGATATTCTAGTCTTTGTATTTACTTCCAATCCGTTGTTAGGAGAAATAACTGCTTCAACAGAACCAGATCTAATTCTATCTAATTGTAAATCTTCCAATGCATTTGCAGGGATATTGAATAATCCACCACCATCACCTATGAAAAGAGCTGCTGTTATTGGTACATTAACATTTAATTCCTGCGGGCTTACTATTGCTCTACCAGAACCAGATTGTATTCTATCCAATTCAAGATCTTGTAATGCTGATGCCGGAATGTTAAATAATCCCCCACCATCTCCGTCATAACGAGATGCAGTGATTGAACCACTAATTAAAGCTGCTCCACTTACTATTAAACCAGCAGATGAAGATGGTACAGTTTGACTAATGTTTACATATGAATTTACTAATAATCCAGTATTAGGTGCTACCGATGCCGTTACAGAACCAGATGCGATTCTTGGTGCAGCCGCAGCTGCTACATTTGTTAAATTAGAACCATCACCAAAATAAGTAACAGCTTGAATACTTCCACTAACTGAAATAGAACCAGTAAATTGAGAACCAATCCCAGAACCAGTTGCTTGTGTTTCTACTCTAAACCCAAAGTTAGGTGATACGGATGCGGTTACACTTCCACTAGCAATTTTAGGAGATGCTGCAGCTACTACATTTGTAATAAAAGTACCGTCACCAATTAAAAAGTTAGATACAATTAATGAACCACTAATTTCAACAGAACCAGTAAATTCAGAACCTATTTCAGAACCAGTCTTTGCAGTTGTTACTACAAATCGTTCACCATCTGCTACCGATGCCGTTGCAGAACCACTTGCTATCAATGGAGATGCTGCTGCTTGTACATTTGTAATAAATCTACCATCACCGAATATAAAATCTTTAACAGTTAGCGAACCACTAATATCAACCGAACCAGTAATTTGGGCCGCTACTTGTGAACCAGTTCTATCACTTATTACTCTAAATCCATAATCAGGAGAAACAGATGCTGTTACCGATCCTGATTTAATTTCAGTTGAAACTAATGCATCTTCGGTTAATGCTGAACGAGGTATATTTCTTAAATAAGTACCATCGGAATATAAGAATGAAGATGATGCAATATAAACACCACCGCTAACATCATTTATAAATAAACTTCCACTTACATTAATAGAACCAGTAAATTGAGAAGCAATTTGTGTAGCGAAATATCCGTTTGCATCAATTGAAGATGTAAATGGAGTTGTAACTCTAAATCCATAATCAGGTGCCACCGATGCCGTTACCGAACCTGATTTAATTTCTGCTGATATTAATGCATCTTCAGTTAATGCTGCTCTAGGAATTTGTCTTAAGTAAGTACCAACTGCATATAAGAATGAAGATGAATCAATTCTAATACTTCCACTAAAATCAGAACCGCTATCAAATGATTCTACTCTAAATCCAAAATCAGGAGATACAGACGCACTTACACTACCACTTGCAATACGGAATACTTCTTCTGATAATGCGGAACGAGGAATATCAAATAATCCTCTACCACTACCACTAAACATTGAAGCGGTAACATTTCCTTCAACTTTTGTTTCACCAATTAATTTTATTTCGGCCGGTACATAAAATGCATCTACTACATTAATAGTGCCGGCCATTGAACCATGCAATTGACAATTATAATAAAGTGTATCCGGTGCACTTCCTGAAACTAAAAATGTTATAACACCAACATCATCACCATTATTAGTTACCCATGTATCATATGAGTTTGCAGTACCTGTGCTATTTGTATCTTTAATCCAAAATGGGTGGCCACTAGCATTTACATTAAATACATATTCTACATTTCTAACTAAAGTTAAAGTTGGATTTGAACCACTTACTAATCTATTACTTATGTTATATGCACTACTTCCAGCATTAGTAACAGTAAATACAGTATCTATATCAGAATTAGGCCTTTCTCTTGCTGATGATGATACAATAAGGCTGCCACTAATTGTAGAATATGAATTTACTACAAATCCAGTATTAGGTGCTACCGATGCTGTTACAGAACCACTAGCTATAAATGTAGAAAGTAATGCATCCGGAGATAACGCAGAACGAGGAATATCTAATAATCCCTTACCACTACCACTAAAGAATGAACCAGTTGCTACTCGTACATTTCCACCAGTTACAAAAAGAGAACCAGTAAATTGAGAACCACTTGCTAATGATATTACTTTAAATCCTTCTGCTGGTGATACAGATGCCGTTACAGATCCTGATTTAATTTCAGTTGCTGTAAGTGCATCATCATTTAATGCAGAACGAGGTATGTTTAATAAACCAGCACCACTTCCACTAAAGAATGAACCAGTTGCTACTCTAATAAATCCACCAGTTACAAATAGTGAACCAGTAAATTGAGAACCACTTGCCAATGATTCAACTTTAAACCCAGTGCCAGGGGATACTGATGCAGTTACACTACCACTGGTAATTCTAAATAATTCTTGTGAAAGTGCTGAGAATGGTATATTTGTCAATCCTGCACCACTACCACTAAATATTGATGCTGATATTGAACCAGAGAATTTAGATGTTGCCGCAAATACCTCAAATCCTCTATTTGGAGAAATGGATGCTGTTGCAGAACCACTAAATATTTTTGATGTATCTAAATCCGAAAGAGCTGCTACAGGTATATCAAATAAATCTCTACCACTACCACTAAACGAACCAGACATTAATCTAATGCCGGCATTTGCAAATATACTTCCAGTAAATCTAGAACCTAATAGAGATGATTTTACATCAAATCCAACGTTAGGTGATACGGATGCTGTTACAGAACCAGATGCAATAAATGTTGTTAATAATGCATCCGGAGTTAATGCTGTTCTTGGAATATCAAATAATCTAGCACCACTACCAGAGAAAGAAGAACCAGAACTAATTTCAACACTTCCAGTTACTCTAATACTTCCAGTAAATTCAGAACCAATTCCAGAAGATTCAACTCTAAATCCTCTTGTTGAGTCTACTGATGCGGTTATCGAACCCGTTGCTATTCTAGTTGCAATTTGAGGTGGTACAGTTACATTAATTAATCTACTTCCATCTCCCTCAAAGAAAAACGCATTAACACTACCACTAACACTTACACTTCCCGTAAATTGAGAACCTATTCCAGACCCAGTTGCTGGGGTTTCTACTTTAAATCCAAAATTTGGAGATACCGATGCGGTTACACTACCACTTGATATTCTTGGTGAATCTCCGGTAAATGCAGAACGAGGTATATTATATAATCCACTTCCATCCCCTTGGATGAATGATGCACTTAATGAACCAGTAAATTCTCTTGCTCTTACAACATCTCGTACATTTAAACTACCCGTAATAACTTCATCACCATATATAAGAACACCACTATCTCTTTGAACTATTGCATCAACTACATTTATAGTACCAGCCATTATTAAATGCAACTGACAGTTATAGTATAACATATTAGGTGCATTACTTGGTACAGTAAACGTTATTACTCCATTATCATCGCCATTATTAGTTACGCCAGTGTTGTATGCATTTCCTGTTCCACTACTACTTGTTGTTTTTATCCAAAACGGATGCCCAGTTGCATTTAGATTAAATGTATAAGTAATACCTCTTACTAAAGTTAATGTAGGATTGTTACCTTCTGTAGCTCCACTAAAAACATATTGACTAACTCCGCTATTAGTTACATTAAATACAGTTTGTATTGATTCGGATGGCAAATATTTTATAGATGCCGATACTATCATACTTCCAGTAAATGTTGAAAATATATTTACTTCCAATCCTCTATTTGGAGAAATTGATGCTGTTGCCGAACCGGATTTAATTCTAGTAAGGTCTAAGTCTCTAAGAGCAGAAACAGGTATATCAAATAATCGTTCACCACTTCCAGAGAAAGATGAACCAGAAGTTATTTCAATACCCCTAGCCCCACTTACGAAAAGAGAACCAGTAAATTGTGAACCACTTTGAAATGATTGTACTCTAAATCCAAAATCAGGAGAAGTTGAAGCTGTTACACTACCACTTGCTATTAATGTTGCAACTAACGCATCAGGAGTTAAGGCTGAACGAGGTATATTAAATAATTTCTCACCACTACCACTATAATATGCACCCACTGCTAATTCAATATTACCACTAACAAACATACTACCAGTTATTTGAGAACCTACCGTAGCGGATTGTACTCTAAAACCAAAATTAGGAGATGCTGATGCAGTTACACTACCACTGGCGATTCTAAATACTTCTTGTGATAATGCAGAAATAGGAATATCAAATAGTCCTTTACCAGAACCAGAATACATTGATGCAGTGATAGTTGTATTAACTACCAATCCTCTATTTGGAGAAATTGATGCCGTTGCAGAACCACTAGCTATTCTAGTTGATACTAATGAATCAATATTAAGTGCTGATAATGGAATATTAAATAATCCCTCACCACTACCACTAAAGAATCCACTTCCAGATGGTATTACTACATTTCCACTTACAAAAAGTGAACCAGTAAATTTAGAGCCACTAGCTATTGATGTTACTACAAATCCCGTATTAGGCGCTACAGATGCTGTTACACTACCACTTGCTAATCTAGTAGCTTGTGGTAAATTAAATAAATCTCTTGCATCTCCAAAAAATGAACCCGTAAAAGAACCACTAAACGATGAACCGGTAACAGTATTAACTATTAATTCTGATTGTATTTGTACAGAACCAGTAAACTCTTGCTTATCATTTTCTGCATCACCAAAAATATTTGAACCAGATGAATAAATTACAGAAGAAGAAATTATATTTACAATAAGTTGGTCAGCTATAATTGACTGAGATACATATAAATTACCTAAAATAGTAGTATCTACATTTATTTGCAATCCTCTATCAGGAGAAATTGATGCTGTTGCCGAACCACTTGATATTTGTGGAGATACATCAGCTTTTACACCTGTTAAATTAGAACCATCTCCTTGAAATGAACCAGAAAAAGAACCTGAAATTTGGTCTAAACTAATTGTTCTTGCAAATCCTCTATTACCCTGGTCATCCGAAACTACAATAGCAGGATTGGTTAATAGAGAAGCTGAGAAATTAGGAACACCCAAATTTGGCTCTGCTTGAGATATATCCAAGAATTGATACCTATCAGATGTTACATTTTTCGGGTTTACTACCCTTACCCTACCCGTTAATAGATTACTTATTGCCATGCGTTACTTTCCAGCTTTGTTATAAATATAGAGAATCCCTTATAAATATCAATCAATGATATTATTGTTATTCATTCGCACTTTCTAACAAGGAAAGAACCACAGTTAATTCAGTTGAACCAGAAACAATAAATCCGTATGTTTCTTCTAATACTAATTTACCAGAAACTACCGGTGAAAGTGAGTCTGCTGGTGGTATTGTTACATTAGTAACCAATCTTACAGCTTCTTGCTCAATAAATACAGGAGATTCAATTGTAGCTTTAATAACATCCACTAAAGAATTCACCAAATATATAGATGCGGATACACCAAATTCAGTTCCATTATTAAATCCAGTTAATACAGATTGAGTAACACCATTTTGAAATAATAATGGAGATGCATCAGAACCAGTTGTTGATTGATTTTTTATAATTTGATTTGATAATACTTTTAAATAATCTAAAGCAAATATAGATGCAGAATATTCAGTTGGGAAGATAAGAGATTTACCATTTTTATCAAAGTACGCTTTTGCTGCTTTATTTGTTCTAATTGTTGTATTATTAACTATATCGTACTTTATAGCATCCACATCATCCAAAGTATTTTGTTCAAAGTAATCTGATATAAAAGTAAATGGAGTTTCTGATAAACTATTTTGATTTTGTGTATATGCTGCTATTTCTTTTCTTAAAAATTGTCTATTTGCATTTAATAATAAAGATGCGCTTGAAAAGCTTCCACTAAAGTTTAATAAGGATACAGACGAACTTATAAATGAACTACCACTATATACATTTCCAAATTCAGGTACAGGTATTTCTTTGTTTGATGTTACAAAAATAGTTACAGGTTGTGTTGCCAAACTATTATTTGTAATTTGACAAGATAACACAATTGATGATACACCCGCTGGGGTTGTGTATATTTCATCCGGCTCTCCAGTCAATCCTGTTACTACTGACTGAAACCGATTTAAGGGTACAAAAACTTCTGCCATTTTTTTATTTTTTTATTTTCTTTTTTATATTTGTAGTGCCAATGAGAACGGAGTTACTAATGAGAATAGAGATTTACTAAATGTTCTACCCACAAGAGTACCAGTTGCCTGATTAATACTCAATCCAGTACCAATTCTAAAGTCACCAGTTTCGTTACCAGATGTAAAGTAGATTCTACCACCACCTAATTCCGTAATTTCAAATAATGGATTTGCAACACCACTACCACCCTGATTTGGAGGGAGTGCTTTGAATGTTACACCACTACCATTATAAGAGTAGTCAATACCAGTTGCCACAATTAAAGAACCAAATGATTCTAATGGTGCACCAGCTGCTATAAACTCCGCTTTAGTTCTTAGATAACGATTTGTTTCCAAAGTTTCCAATAATTGGTCTCTAGTCACAGCTATTGCGCTTCCATATTGTCCATCGTAGTATGAAGATGCTGCTCTGATTCCTCTTTCGTTTCCACCATATAATAAATCAGTTACAGCCGCATCTACAATAAATCCAGTATCACGTGAACAACTTGCCTCATTATATACTAAATATGGGAAAGCTCCATTTGTGTATCCAATTGCTCTTTGTTTTAATTCATCCTTACCAGCTTTCAATCTTTCAGCTGCTTGTCTTCTCTTAGTTGATGGTGCTAAATAAGTTAATAAAGTGTTTGCTACAATTTTTTCAGATATTCCTCTTGCGAAGTTTATACCATCTATCGTTTGTTTCTTTTGTCCATTATTATCACCATAACTATCCACTATTGCTACTGATGGGAATTTATAGTAGTAAGAACCTGCCTCAATACTTCTTTCGTTTCCACCATAAACTAAATCCGTTCTGATTGCATCTATAATAAATCCTAAATCTCTACTACAACTTACTTCATTGTATTTCAAATTACTCCAAGATGAAGATAAGAATGTTATAGTTTCTTTTTGTATCAATTCTTTATTATCTGTCAACAATTTTGCTGTTAGTAATAAAGATGCAGATGGTACTAAATAAGTTGGGTTAGTTATTATTTTTTTAGATACCTTTCCAGCATATCTAATACCAGTAAGAGTTGGGTCTAATTGATTTTGAGTTGATGGTACACCTTTATTGATTGCGTTAGAAGGATATAAGTAATAATATTGTCCAGCTATCACACTTCTTTCTTGTCCACCATATAATACATCCGTAGCTGCCGCATCTATTAGATATCCAACATCTCTCTTACAAGTTGCTTCGTTATAATATACACCACTCCAAGAAGAACTTACATAAGCGATAGTTTCTTCTGCCACAAATGATTTATTCTTTCTTAATAAATCAAATGATGCTGATGCTTCAATTGATGCGGTTACAAATTCTATATTTTGTGCAATCTTTTGTGCTATTCTACCTGCGTAGTTTATTCCATCAATTGTTTGTCCTAATTGACCAGCCCCATCACCATCACCTTCAACGATTGCTAAAGATGGATATTCGTAATAGAATTTACCATTCAATACAGTTCTCTCATTACCACCATATAATAAATCGGTAGTAACACCATCTAATATATAACCAGTATCTCTCTTACATTTATCTTTATCATATTCAAATGTACTCCAACTAGCAGTTAAGTAAGCTAGTGTTTCATTTTGTATAAACTCTCTATTTTTTCTCAACAAATTAACCGATGCTGATACCAATTGTGATGCTGTCACAAATGTTAATGATGCCGCAACATTCTTAGAAAGTTGTCCTGCATAATTAACACCTGTCAATGTTGGTTGTAATTGTGAACCTTGAGCTTGTGATGGATATAAGTAATAGAATACCCCAGCGTTTGTACTTCTTTCATTTCCACCATATAATAAATCCGTAGAAACCGCATCTATAATATGACCAACATCTCTTTTACAAGTTGATTCAATATAAGATGCTGTACTCCAAGAAGAAGATAGGTAAGCGATAGTTTCATTTTGTATAAACTCTCTATTTTTTCTTATTAATGCGTATGATGCAGATACAACTGCTGATGCGGTTACATAAGTTACATTTTGAATTACTTTTTGTGCTAACTTACTTGCGTAGTTTATTCCATCAAGCGTTTGATTCAATTGTGCTCCTTGCGCTTGTGATGGATATTGATAATAGAATATACCATTAAATAATGATGCTGAATTTGAGTTAAATACTAAATCTTCAGCTGCTCCACTTATAATCAATCCTACATCACGTCTACACTTACTTTCATCATAAGATGCCGTACTCCAAGAAGAAGATAGGTATGCAATAGTTTCATCCTGTATGAATGAAATGTTATTTTTTAGTATTCCGTATGCAATCCATCTATTATCATTACTTACCGCCGTTGTATAAGATGATGTTGGTAAACTTAATGATGCTGATACTATTGCTGAACCAGTTCCGTTAGCAACTATGTTTGTTACGATAGCAATTGATGCTGATAGTATTGTTGCTTCAGTAGAAGTTGCAGATGATGCTGAAATATATTGTAAAGCGTTAGTTACTTTAATATTTCCTAAAGTATTAAGTATAATAGAAGGTGCTGCTATTAATGTACTACTAATAGATGCCGTTGTTATTCTAGCTGCGTACTTAATTGCATCCGTTGTTTCTACCACCTGCGAACCAAATCCATTAGCTTGAGATGGGAACTCATAATAGTAATCCCCATTCTTTCTACTTCTTTCATTACCACCATAAAGTAAATCAGTTGCTACACCATCAATGATGTATCCCAAATCTCTATAACATTTACTCTCACTATAATCTAAGTTAGGGTATTTAACATTTACAAATGCAATACTTTCACTTTGTATGAATAGTTTGTTAGCTTTTATTAAATCGTATGCGTATTGAACTTCCAAAGATGCTGTAAATATCTGCTTATTAACAACTACGTTCATAGCCGTTCCTTTTGCATATCTTACACCAGTCAATGTTGGTTCTAATTGTGCGTTTGTAGCTTGAGATGGATAATCATAATAGTATCTACCTGCTACAACACTTCTTTCATTACCACCATATAGTAAATCAGTTGCTACTGCATCTATAACGTATCCAATATCTCTCTTACATGTAGTTTCGTTATAATCAAAGTTACTCCAAGAAGAAGATAGGTAAGCAATTGATTCACTTTGTATGAATGCTTTATTTTCTCTTAACGAATTCCAAGATGCCGATGTTGGTTGGTTAATTGATGCCGATATATGTGTAAACGGAGTATTCAATACCACCTTTTCTGCCAATCCACTTGCGTATTTGATTGCCGTAATTGTTTGGTCTAATTGTGAACCAGTAGCGTTTGATGGGAAATCAAAATAGAACTTACCATTAAACAAAGATGCAGAGTTACCACCATATAAAAGGTCAAATGCAGAACCACTAAGGATTCCTGTCAAATCTCTTTCACATTTACTTTGTGTATATTCAAATCCACTCCAAGATGAACTCATATAAGCAATAGTTTCATCAACT